CTCAGAAAGAAATATAATAAAAATGAAGATGCTACGTCGAAAGGCGGAGCTAAAATTAAAAAAGGAGCTGATATAATGGTAACTGTAAAGGAATTATTGGAAAAAAGGGCTAATGTATGGGAACAGGCTAAAGCTTTAATAGATAAAGCGGAAGCCGAAGGACGTGACTTTACTGCAGAAGAACAGTCACAGTACGAAAAGATGATGAACGACATGGACGAACTTGCCAGTCGTGCAAAAAGGCTGGAACAAAAAACTAGGATTGAAGCACAAATGTCCGAACCGATAAACGAACCTATAAAAATGACGCCTAGTGGTATAAAAGAAGAAAAGGGCAACGACTTAATGCCGGCGTTCCGTTCTTTTTTGAAAGACGGAATAATAAGACCTGAATTGCGAGCTTTACAGGTAACCGGAACAAACCCAAGCTACGTTGGTGCCATGGGCGGTTATATGGTTCCGCCTGAACAATTTATTGCCGAACTAATAAAAGAACTGGACAACGCCGTATTTATTAGGAAACTGGCGACTGTAATTCCTGTTAGGGCTTCGGACTCTTTAGGCTCACCTGTATTGATAAATGATATGGATGACGCAGGATGGACTACTGAAATTACCAACCTAACAGACACAGATACCATGTCTTTTGGAAAAAGGGAATTAGAACCAAAACAGCTTGCTAAAATGATAAAGGTAAGCATGAAATTGCTGCGCACTTCAGCTATACCGGTTGAGTCCTTAGTCATTAACCGGCTGGCTTATAAGTTTGCAGTAACGGAAGAAAAGGCGTTTTTAACCGGCGATGGCAATGGAAAACCGCTTGGTTTGTTTAAAGCAGATAGCAATGGAATAAGCACCAACAGGGACGTTGAGTCGCCCGGCGAGATAACCGCCGACAGCCTAATTGAAGCAAAATATAAAATAAATATCCAACATCGCGGCAACGCTCAATGGATATTCCACAGGGACTTAGTTAAGGAAATAGCAAAACTGAAAGACAGCAACGACCAGTACTTGTGGAGACCAGGTTTGGCGTTGGGACAGCCTGATACGCTGCTTAACCTTCCTGTAAACGAGTCGGAATTTGCGCCTAACGACGTAGCAACAGGTAAATATGTAGGTATATTAGGCGACTTTAAATACTACTGGATAGCAGAATTAATGGGTATGGAAATTCAACGTTTAAGCGAACTGTTTGCACCTTCAAGCCAAGTAGGTTTTATAGGCCGCATGTGGGTAGATGGCGCACCTGTTTTGGAGTCGGCTTTTGCTAGAATAAAAATAGTTAAGGCTCCAACAACCTAAGGTTTGTGGTATAAATGAAAATAAAAATGCTTAAAACGTCCGCTGGACCGGATGGAATAAAAATATCAGGCGGTATATATGACGTACCAGATAAAGAAGCTAAAGAGCTTGCGGCACGTAAAGCCGCCGTGATAATTGAGCCTAAGAAAATTGAGTCCGCTTCAGCGGAACCTTTTGAAGCAGAAGTAATACCTAAACCTAAAAAGCGTAAGAAAAACAACTAGGGGGACGAATAATGCGGCTTATAGTTGGACAGCCTGAAATAGAGCCGGTAACGGTAGAAGAAGCAAAAGCACACCTGCGAGTGACAAGCGACGATGAAGACGAATATATCAAAAGTCTTATCGTAGCCGCTCGTGAATGGTGCGAAACGTATCAAGGGCGGTCGTGGATATCTAAGCCGGTTGAATATATTGTCGACTTTTGGCCGCGGTCCCCTATATTTTTACCACGACCGCCAATCTTAGGAATAACCGGCGTTGTATACGCAGATAGAGAAGGTGAGCATGAACTTCCTTTAACATTATTCCAGCTTGATGCCGTGGGACGCCTTCTCATTCTTCAACAACAGCCTTCAAGTGATGTTTTGTATACAAAAATATCATACGAAGCAGGATATGGAAGCGACGCATCGGTTGTTCCACAAAAGTTTAAGCAGGCGGTTCTTCTTTTAGTTGGTCATTGGTTTGAAAACAGGGAAGTAGTGTCTTCTAACTCAGTAAATGAAATTCCGTTTACAGTAGAAGCCCTTTTAAACCAGGAAAGGATAATGTTAGCGTGACTGAAATTGGCGAACTGCGAGATAAAATAAAAATATATCGAAAAAAACGAACTTCCGATGGAATGGGCGGCTGGAAAGAAGAAGAAGAACTTATTATGACGCCATTCGCACGTGTGGAAGCACCAAGGTCTAAAAGTGGTGTAATAGCTCAAAAAGACGCCGAAATACGTTCGCAC